GGCCCCGAAAGCCAGTACACCCAGAATCAGTTTCTGCGTGCCGTCGTCCAGTTTGCCGAACCAATCAACAATCATGCCCACCCAGGTCATGAGCCGGGCCGTCAGGGCGAAGAATGCCTTGCCGATGCGCAGGATCACGCCCACGATGCCCTTGAGCACCGGAATGATCTTGCCCACGTTTTCCTGAATGAGCTGGCGGAAACGGACGATATCCTTGCCCATGTCGCCCACCAGAATGGCGGCCACGCCGTCGCCTACCATGCGGAACATGGTTTTCAGGCCATTGACCTCCCCGGTGAACTTGCGGAAATCCTCGGCGGCCTGGTTGGAATCCACGCCCACGGCCCTGTACATTTCACGGTATGTTTCACGCAGGCCGTCCACATCGCTGGTCAGCATCCTGAGCATGCTGCGGTCTATGCCCAGTTGCCCCATGTACATGGTGGCCTTGGCCTTATCCATACCCTCCAGCTTGTCGCCCACTTCCATGAGCACGTCCACGGTATCGCGGATATTGCCGTTGGCGTCCTTGACCCGGATGCCCAGGCGGTGGAACGTTTCCAGCCCGCCCTGACCGATGGCCGCGCCGCCCAGGGCCTCGGTGAGACCCTGCAGCGACGAATGCAGGGCGTCCTGCGACGCCCCGGTCTGTTCGGCCACGAAGTCCAGTTCTTCCAGCTGATCCACGGCCGTGCCGGTGGCGTCCGCCAGGGTCAGCAACTGCGATTTGGCGTTTGCTATCTGGTAGATGGCCGCACACAGGCCCACGGCCATGGCCCCGGCGGCCGCGCCAAAGGCCAGCAGGCGGGTAGCGCCCGAGGCCAGGGTGGCGTCCATTTCGGCTGCCCCGGCCGTGTCCACGTCGAACCCGAGCCGAGCCAGGAAGTTTTGCAGTACTTCAGTTGCCATTTTTCTGATCCAGTGCGTCGCGGTAACGCCATTCGTTTTCGCCCTGCACGTCCAGAGCGTCGTTCATGAGCTGGACATCTGCCAGGCTCAAGGTGCCGTCGAGCAGTGATTCGTAACGGCAGCATCCGGCCAGAACCGGCCGGAGCAGCCATTCCTCCCCGTCCATCATTCGGACGGGGGTGAACTCGACGCCCGGCCCGCGCCGGGGATACCCTCCGGCAGGGCGGCGAAAAAACCTTTGAGGTTCTCCTGCAGCACGCGGCCCGTCAGGGTCAGCATGGCGGCCATGTCGATGTCCTCGAACATGATTTGCTGATCCACGCAGACCTTGGCCCAGCCACCGCTGCTTTGCTTGCGCGAAACCGTGGAAAGGCAGGTGTGGATGACGTATTCGGCATCGGCGTCTTCCAGTTCGGCCACGGCGCGGGCAAGCGACTCCAACAAATCGCCCATGCCGGACAGGTTCAGGCCCTGCAGCAGGACTTCGGGATTCAGGGACGTTTTGCCGTTTGCCCCGGATTCCATACCCTGCACCAGCGCGGCCAGCAGCCCGCCCATGCGGCGCACCACGTGAAACTGCTGCATGGCCGGAAGCTGGCCCGCCCGGTAGGCGTGGCCCTTGCAATCGAATTCAACACTCATGGTCTACTCCTCTGTAGCTTCGGCGGTGCCGCTGCCGGTTGTGCCGCTGGAAATCACGCCGTCGAACGCCCATTCCAGCACGTTGCCCTGCTTGGCCCAGCTATTGGGTGCCAGTTTTTTGAACGCGGCGTCGCTGATCACTTCCAGATCGCCGCGCACGGCGTCGCGCACGGTAATGGTGTTCTGCCCGTGGCGTGCGGCGCTGGCGGTTTGGTACTTGAACATTTCGCGCAACTGGGCGTTGATGCCCGAGGTTTTGAGCAGGCGCACGGTCACGGTGACGGCGCTATCCGCCGCCAGGGAATGCATGACCTTGCCGTCCGCTCCCACTGTCATGGTGGACTGATCGCCCACCGGATCGATGCTGATGCCTTCCTCGGCGTTTTCGCCCTTGAGGCTGAAGTTGCCGCCCGGGCCGTCTATCGAGGCCGAGACATCCAGAAAGCTGTAACTACTCATGATTGATGATCCTCCTGTTTCGGGTTGGGGCTATCGGTTCACATCCACGGCCACGTCCACGGAATGGATGGCCCCGGCCAGCTTCACGGCCGCCTGAATGGGCGGAGCCTTGCGCTGTTCGCGTTCGGATTGGTCCTGATCCACGATGGGCTGGGAATAGATGTAGTAGCCGTCTTCCAGATAATCGCCTTCCCTGAGCTGGCCGAAGCCGTCCGAATTCCACACGCCGGGGGCGATCAGCCCGTTGGTGGTGCCCTGCTTCATGACGCTGGCCACCCGCGCGATGATGCGATTGACGCCCTCTTCGGTCTGGGGAACCTTGGTTTTGGATTTGTAGAGCAGATTCCAGACGTTGGTCTGGATCGCATTCTGCAGCCAATCCAGCCCGTGGATTTCATCGAAGAACGCTCCGGAGGAAACAACGCCTTCCTCGACGATGGCGGTATCGTTGTCGTATTCGGCAAAGTAGTTGACGTTTTTGCCTTCCAGCGCCTTGGCCTCGGATTCGCGCAGGGTTTCGGCGGTCACGCCGGGCAGCTGCTTGAATTTGAGGGTGATGGTGGTTTTGCTGCCGTTGAAATTGACGGTGAACGCACGGCCGAACAGCGAGGCCACGGCATGCGGCACGCCGCTATATATGGGCAGGGTGCGGTCGTATGCCAGAGCTTTCAGGCGGCTGCCCAGGTCGCCGGTGAATGTGGCGGACTTGGCGCGCGGGTCGGTGATGGTGACGCCGTAGACGCGGCTCTTTGTGGAGGCTTCCACAAAGGCGGCCACGTCCTCGTGCTCGGCATCGGATATGGCGGCGGTGGTGGCGAACATCAGGCCGTACCACTCGCTGGAAACGTCCGCCAGCTCCGCGGCGCATTCGGCCGGGGTTTCGGCGTCGAAACCGGGAATCGGCGTGTAGGCCAGGGATTCCGTCAGGCCCGCCATGGCGGATATGTCCGTGCCGGAATCCGGGGCCGAGGCATAGCCCATGAACGCCGCCGTCCCGGTGGCCGTGGTGGAAATCACGAACCGGCTGCCGTCCCATGCGCAGGATGCGCCGGACTGTCCGGCCCCGGAAAGGGCCGCGCCGATGATACTGGCAACGCCGTTCATGTTGGTTATGCCGGAAAAATCCAGACCCGAAAGGCTGGCGGCAACGCCGTCCACCTCGATGTCCATTGCCCCGTCGGCAATGGCCTTCCATGTGTCCGGGTCGGTGACGGCGGATTCGCCGCGCAGCATGCCGGGCGTGGCGGATTGAATCCAGCGGCCGACGGCCATGATCTTGGGCTTGGGTTTTTGCGAAAAATACAGTTCCGCGGCCTGATATTCGGGCGAATCCATGCCGAAGTCATCGGCCACGGTATCCACGGACGTGTAGTAGCGGATGCGCTCCTGGCCGGTGATGACGTTTGAATCGCCCGCAACGCACAGCACGCCGAAATTGCGGCGCGGCACGGATGTGGGCGAAAGAAAAACGCTGACATTGACGATACGGTTGACGGAAAGAGCCGTTGCCATGGTTATCTCCTACTTGATGTTCCTGGTCTGGCCGGTGTCGGTGACCAATTGTCCGGACAGGCCCGCCAGATTGCGCACGTCGAAACGTGCGCGTGTTTCCCAATGTATGTTCAGGGGCAAATCCACGCGCGCGGCCCAAGCGCCGCTGACCATTTCCGGCACGTTGCGCGGTTCCCCGATGTCGCTGACGCTGATCCCCGCCCCGCGCAATGCCGTGCGGTTCTGGCCCAGCCTCAAACCGGCCCGGAGCCGGGCGGCCATGGCTCTTGCCGTGGGTCCGTAAAACGAGGCCAGCACCTCCAGATGGTCGGTGGTGACGATTTCCGTACTGCCTTCGTCCCGGCCCTGGTGGACGGTTTCGGAATTGCCGCCGAGGGTTGATTGGATGCCGATGGCGCACCAGTCGGTATTCAGATCGGGCCTGCGCGGCGGCCGGGGCTGATAGCGCGGCCGCACCAGCTGCCCCGGCAACCCGGTGATGCTGGCCACCACGGCCTGCAACGCGTTTTCAAAATCTTCCTGCAGCGCGGGGTCGCCCTCGGGAGTCAGGTAGCCGCCGGTGGCCGATGTATTGCTCATGCCTCCACCTCGCGGCCCAAAGGCGTTGTGGACTTGGCCAGGGCTTCGCAATACCCGGCCGCCTGCATGAAGTCCTTGACCTGCACGACCTCGAACGCCTCGCCGCGCCATGTGACCCGGTCCGGGGCCAAGGTGGGCGAACCGCTGGTTATCTGGTGCGGGCAGTACACGGCGATTACCTCGCTGTTGCGGTGTTCTTCGGGCAAGCGTTCCAGCTGCTTTTCCGTGGCGGGCAGGATCACGCCGGTCAGATTGCTTTCGGTCTCCTCCCGTTCGGCGCGGCCCGAATCGTTGACCGTTTCGGTCGAGCGGATCAACACGAACTCAGTTGCGAGTTCCGGGTCTTGCAGGATGTCGTCGAAATTCATTTATTTTCCCTTTTTCACCACATAGGTAATGGATTTGCGCAGCTGCCCGGTGTCTATGAGCGGGTTGGTGGCCCCGCGTTCGGCCCGGCTTTTGCCGTGTTTTTTGGGCTTGCCGTCCTCGTCGCGTTCGGTCACGGGGCGGCGATTGAGCGTTTTGGGGGACAGCGGCTCCCAATCGTTGTCGTTGAACTGGGCGCGTACGCTGTTCTGGCCGATGATTCCGGCGCGCTCCAGGGCCTTGTTCACGCCGCCCACGTTGCCGTCCAGGGCGGCCTGTGCCGCCGCACGCAGCTGGGCCACGATCTTGTCGTGCGCCTTGCGGATGCCGGGCATCAGAAACGGCCGGGCCGGTATGTTCTTTTTCGGGCTGCCGTTTTCATGGATGTAGCCGAGCTGGGCGTTGGTGACGGGTGAGTCCTCATCCGTTCTGCCCTTGTCCGCCGGGATGCCCACCAATACGGATTGTTGCGTGAGCGCGCGCATGGCTCTGGCTATGCCGCCCACTTCGTTCTTGATGACGGTGACGCCGGTCTTTTTGGTCATAGCTGCACGCCCCCCATGCCCACGATGTTGGCCAGCTCGCGGAACTGCTGGCCGTAGATGGTGGCGTTCCAATGCCCCTCGCCGGGTTTGGCCGTGGCCGCACTGGTGTATGCCCGTGATTTGGACACCGGACCCACGGTCTTGGATTCGCTGGCCAGAGTCCCGGCCGCGGCGTCCATGCCGCCGGTGCCGTTCTTGGCCTGATTCGCCCGGGCCTCCAACGTCAGGTAATGGGCCACGAACAGGCCGGTGCCGTCGTCCAGCATGGCGTCCCAGCGTTCGGGTGACAGGCGCATGCCTGCCACCCGCAGATGAAACGCCACGCGGGTGTCCGGGTGCAGTTCCTGCGTGAACGCGGGGTATGCGGCGCGGAATCCGGCGACGTCCATGGGTTACTCCCCGCCTTCCTGATATCTGGCCCAGGCGGCGGTCACCTGT